TTGGAGGAAGTCTGTTGAGTTAACAGATCTCTTGTACGTTTGAACCTTATTGTCACTACCATTAATAGCAACACCAGTACTATGAGGACCTCGCAATGCATCAACAAACAACAGTTGCTTGAACACTTTAACGTCTACGAAATTAATACCAGTACCTACTACACCTACTAAACCACACATAATTTATCCCTTACTTTATCCAATTGGGTACTACCTTGATTGTTTTCTATGACCATACGATGACTGTATGCCATAGGTGAATGGTGGATAATGTCTTCTGCTACCCACATACTTTCATACAATGCATCTGAACAATGAGGCCAGATGTTAGCATTTACCAGACGTTCACCGAAGATAGCCGACAATAACGCATGAGAACCGTTAGTGCTTAGCTGTCTTGGTAAGTGGTCGATTAGTTTTGTTGGGTCCATTGCATATTCTTTTAGTGCTAAGATATGATTAACCCAGTTAACTATTACATCTTTACTGCAAGTACCACGATGACCTCGGAACTCAAGGGAACCAAATACTGGTATAGATGTTAGGTTAAGAGCAGTATACTTAGTCCACATAACGTTGATAGCATCAGGCCCCAGCCTAAATATATCACATAGCTTAGACACTTGATGCTGACCACGGTACAATGACATAGAGTATATATTATCCTCTCGTTCTTGACCGCACAGGGCAAAGAGGTATGGCTCTACCATTGCGTATACTAGGATTAGCTTTTGCATTTGAGCCCAAGTCATATCCCTTACATCTAAATGTACATGAACAGATGTACGTAATGAGAACACTGGATGTTGCTCAGCTAACGAAGACTCAAGACTCTTAAGCCTGTTACATGCAGACAGACCACCGACAGGACCTTGGAATACATACTCTACCCCATTATCCCTAAGTGATCCGTCTGTTACCCTACGCCACCCATTAGCTTTAGGTGGTACTTCTAGTCCTTCTACTTCTACTTCAATACCGATCTTGGTATTTGTTATTAGGTCACCGAGTCTTACTTGTGGTGCACTCGGTGGTCTAAGGTTGAACAACGATTGAATTGTTGTATCCATGTGGTACAATCCTCTCTATCATAGGTTTTAAATGGGATAAGTCTTCACTTAATGTAAGGGTATTGTCATAGTATACACCTACGATAATACCTTTGTACATTAGTACTGGCTTATCTACGTGGTTAATATTAGCAACTGCAAAGTAAGAAGATATAGCACGAGATATAAAGTTACCTTCACTTACCCCTTCGATTGCTTCAAAGTAAGGTGTGTAGTTTGGTTCATATATCTCTTCGATAACAGAGGTATCAAATGAATAACCGTAAGGTTGCAAGGCTTCTAGCATACAGAAACCATTAACCTTAGTGCTAAGTAGAGAAGGTCTTAGTCCTTTCTTCCATTGCCTCGTTGCCATTCTTTGTATAAACCATGAATGTTTCTTATGGTTTACATTGCCAAGTGAGGGATACTTAAAGGATATCTCTATACGATTATCCCTAAGGTCTAATACCCTACGCTCTCCATTACATTTAGTTACTAATATTGCAGGTCCATCTGAACAGTCAGTATGATCTACGAGACCAACCCACCACCCATCATCGTCAACAGTATTGAATTGTAAGTATGTGCCAGCATAAGTACTATCAATATCACGGAGACTCATTTGAGATAACGTTGAGTTTACAATCATAATACCTCCAGTCCTAGCTCATGTACTACATCAGTAGCCAAGCCAGTATCGCTTCGATTGATTATACGCTTAAGGGTCTGAGGGTCAAAGGCAGATACAAACTCAGGCAGTCTGTCAAGGTTCTTAGTACACCATAGAGTACGGTCATACACCCACGATGTAAGTTCATCAGAGTTAAGCCAGAAGTTACTAAGGGTACGGTACTCTACACCGTATGGTTTGTGACGCATTGAACCTGCTTTGCCATAGAGCTTACGTCTAGCTTTGTCAGAGTCTATGAGCACAGAGGGTACACCGATTGCGTAGTCCATCATCTTGACTAGGTCTTCATTAGTAAACCTATCAGGATTATCATAACCGATATGTATGTGACCACCAGCTGTACGCAGGTTAACTTTGTCACCCTTGGGTCGTGGCATTACCTTACTATCCCAAGCATTCCATTCGGAACTACAACCAAACTCCATTGCATCAGGGCCAAAGCTATCTAACTCTTGAGCAGTGAACTTGTGGCTTGGTACAATGATAGGTTGTAAGTCATTGTTTTCTAAGATCTTTCTTAGTGAACCCATAACAGATGAGATATTACATACAAACTCTATCTTAGATTTAGCTGGGTCTATGTTGAACTCAGCAAGAACGTTGTCCTCTTGGACACCACCATCTACTACAGGTCGTGGTGATTCTTTACTACCACCTACCATACCAATAGCAGATGTTATGTTACCATTGAGGTCAGCCACAAATACTTCAGGGTCTGCACCTACAGTTACATTTTGTAATAACATATCAAGCCTCCAGCATATCAGCTAGTTTACGTACATCTACAGCTCTGTCTGGACTATAGAATCCAAACCTATATACTCTATCAAATAAATTATTATGAGTCTTAACCTTAACAACATCATCAGGTAGCATAGAGTTAAACAAAATAACCTGTAAGTTCTTTTGCTTAGCATTCTTTGCTGGTCTTTTACATAAGAGTCTACCGAGAGCATCCTTCTTAACTTTGTCTGCCCTTGTATACCTACCTGAAACACTTAGGTTAGGCTGTTTACCACCAAACATTTCCTTATCGTAATCGTCACATAACAGTCGGTTAAGGAGAATTTTAGCGCCTGCCAATGTAAAGTACTCAGGGTAAATGATAGAGCTCTCAGAGCTACTGTGAGGTATTACGTGGTAAAGTCTATTAGGCTCATGTGGTTCTGCCCAGTTCAATGCAAATGCAATTACAAAAGCAGTGTCTGGATGTATACCGTCTTGGTGCACAAGTCTGAACCAATCAATGATGATACCTGTTTGAAACTGCGGGGCTCTAAGGAGAAACAAAGTCATCATGACCCTATCTGCTGGCATGTCAGCGCATACCTGAAAGCCTTGTCGCATTGCGTGAGTGGTTGTTGGTGTAGAAACAAGACCATCTGTGATAAACTTAAGGGTCATTAGGTACTTCCACCACTCTTCTGCTTGATTCCATTCGAGACAAGCAGGCAGAACGGTATCTTCTATTTGACCATTGTTATCTTGACACCACTTCATTGCTAAGAAAGGAAGGTATTTAACAGAGCTTATGTGAATACCGTCCTCTCTGTCTCTTATCCTAATGACTCCATTGATAGCAGCGAAGCAAGGTTTACTTAACATACGGGTGACACGTAGGTCACTTGTTGTTACTTCAAATGATACTGACATTTATCAGTCCTCTTGGTCTGGGTATTTTAGTATTAGCCACACTACAAAGAGTGCAGCTGTGTTAAAGATTAAGACGAAGTCATGCCACTGGTCCATTGATATCTCCCCAGAACATAGCAGCTACTAAGGTTAGACTACCACAAATCACAAGGGTAGCAAGAATAGAGTCAATGATTTTAGAATACTTCCACATTAGATTAGCCTCATACGTAAGTGTTGCTGGGATAGTTTATCAGCTCGAGACTCACAACGTTCTATCACTTGTACTTCATGTCTATGGTCTGCTGAATGCATCTTGCTAGCGTCACGTACATGCCTATCCTTAAGGATCTGTACGTGTTGTAGTCTATTACTTAGAGTAGAACGGTTAATACCAGTGATTAGTGATAGTTCCATGAGGGTATATAGGGCACCATGGAGCAGTCTCTTATGGCTGGATTCATTACGGTATTGCTTGGGCTTTGACATTTGCTTTCTCCGTTTGGATGCTTATTGTATGTCGGTGTAAGATAAAACAAAGGGCCCGCACCACACTCCGAAGAGCATGGGCGAGCCAAGGGAAACAATTAGAAGGGTGAATCAGCAGCAACTGTCATACTATCACCTAACAGCATAGCAGAGAGTGCATCTTGAGCTGACTTCTTGACGTTGAACGTAGTAGCACGAACAGCAACAAGCTTGACGTTCTTACCAGCTTCATACGGAGTACCATCCTTACGAGTACCAGCAGGGTATTCAGTCACATTAAATAACATGTGAGCTTTAGAACCATCTGCAAGGTCATCGAGGATAGGGTTACCATCCATATCAGCTACGAAGTCTTCAGCAGCAGTAGACTCTACACCATTGTATTCAGCAGCAGTAGAGTACCAGTGACCACCATCACTTGCAGGTTTGAGACCTAAGTCAGCAACACCTTCACCAGTGATAACAGCACCGAACTGCTTACCGTAACGACCTTGATAAGACTTACGAAGCTTACAGGCAGAGATCGAAACATCTTTAAGTACAACTTGTGTAACAACGGGCTTAGTTAATTTAGCCATAACATATTTTCCTTTTGGATTAGATTTAAGTTTAAATAGATTGAGCACCTTTAAGGCACTCCTAACGAGCCGCAGGCGAGCAAGCATCTTACAGGCCATAGACAGTGTAATGGTACATACCACGAACATACGTACCACAGACTACACGACACAAACCTAGTTCAGGTATACGTACACAATCCCCTGATCTGTATCTACGAGTAGAGGAGAAGTAACTCATTTACCTAACCTCCTACGTAGTTCATCATCAGACATACGAGATGCACCACGTTTAACAGTATGATTGGGAGATGGTGGAAACAACTTGACCATGAACTCGGTAGCAGCAAACGCAAAGATTACAGCTGCACAACCACCCATCATACACACTATCAGTAACCCATAAGGGTCAGATAATATAGCATCCATAGGATACCTCCATTGCTCCCTTAGGAGCCTTAGTGAGAGAGGATATGTGTGTACCCTCCGGGTTACTTACAGAGCTCTTAGGGAGCTTTAGGGAGCTACCCTGAGGTATCCCCGAGACCCCTAACCACTAGCGGGATTCTCAGAGATCTCTAGGGACTACCCTGTAAGACTCCTAACGAGCCCTAAGGCGAGAGATACCATCAGGATACTACCGGGACCCTAAGGGATATCAGGGGGGTACAGGATACAAACAGGGTACCCATATAACCAGGGCCTTAACTATGTCTTCCCTAAGGACCCCGATAGATTGCATTATAGTACCTTATAGAGAGAGAGAATACTTAGGAAGACTTACCGGTATGGTAGGGCTTACCCGACAGTAGTAAGACTGGTACCCTCAAGGTACCCACTGAACATTGTAGCTTAAGGTACGAAGGGGGCCTTAAGACCTTATAGACATTTATAGTCTATATGGAGAATACAGATATTCTGTGTAGAGGCTAATGCCCCCTTCCCCCCTAAGGGGCCTAAGGGCATCCTCGACACGGCTAGATACCTTAGAGATACCTATAGGATAATACTTCCTATGGTTCTTCTCTCTCTGGTAAACTTTAGGTCTGGGAGGACTAGAATGAATAACAAGCAGAAGCTAGCAGTAGCTAAAGAAGTCCAGAAGCGTAAGAAGCTAGCGGACTATGAAGGGGACTTTGAATTGTTCTCTAAAGAGCAGATTAAGATATTAACTAAAGATTCCTCTATGGGCTTCATACCCTTTGAGTTCAATGAGGCTCAGAAGATAGTTAATGCGAAGATAGATGAGCAGCTTAAGAGGACAGGCCGTGTCAGGGCCATAGTCCTTAAGGGTAGACAGATGGGTCTATCAACCTTTGCAGTTGCAAGGGTATTCTGGAAGTCTTACTTCAATGCACACAACAAGTCAGTTGTAATGGCACATGACTCAGCCACATCTGACTCCCTCTTCAACATGTCACGGAATACAATCTCCAACATGCCCGAAGAGTATAGACCAACCTTTAAGAAATCCAATGCCAAAGAAATTATGTTCGAGCACAATGAATCGGGCTATAGACTCTACACGGCAGGATCTCCTGAAGCTGGTCGAGGTACAACACCAACCATTGCTCACCTCTCAGAGGTAGCCTTTTGGACCCATGATGAGAAGATCCTTGCAGGTCTCTTTCAGGGTATATCCGAAGCAAATGGTACGGAAGTTATACTTGAGTCCACCGCTAATGGTGTTGGTAACGAGTTCCACAGATTATGGAAGGGTGCAGTAAATGGTGAGAACGATTACGTTCCTATCTTTGTACCGTGGTATTTGATGCCGGAATATAGAAGAACAGTACTAGAACCCGAAGAGTTCCAAGAGACCCTTACAGAAGACGAGCAGAAGCTACAGGACCTACATGGTCTTGACCTTGAACAGCTTTACTGGCGTAGACTTAAGGTAGCGGAAGGTGGTCTTAGTAAATTTAAACAAGAGTACCCTTGTACTCCTGAAGAAGCATTTCAGGTTTCAGGGTCTAATGTGTTTGACATTGAGAAGTTGCAGTCATTGATCCCTTCAAAAGTAATGAAGAATCAATCTTTCAATTTAGTATCATCAACCTTTGAGGATCACTCGGAGGGTAATTTAGAAATCTTTCAGTATCCGAAGTTTGATGAGAACTTTGTTATCGGTGCTGACTGTGCATTAGGGGTGGGTCAAGATTCCTCCGCTTGTGCTGTGATGAATACTGATAATGAAGTTGTAGCTTTATTTAGAAATAATAGAATAGATCCAACCCAATATGGTGACTTACTATTCTATTTAGGTAGATACTACAACAATGCTTTGTTAGCTGTTGAATCTAATTCCTTAGGCATAGCAACACTGAACCGTCTCAAGCAGATGAAGTATGTGAACCTATACCACCAAACCAAAGTAGCTAACGTGTCTAATGAGGAAGGCAGCCGTCTTGGATGGCGTACAACGCAAGCTACTAAACCCATGATCATAGGGCATCTTAAGAACGCAATCGAGAATGATGACATTAACCTTGCGTCCGCACGAATCATCCAAGAATGCATGGATTACGTGTCTGATGCCAATGGTCGTACCAATGCTATATCCGGTGCTCACGATGACACCGTTATTGCAACAGCTATAGCACTTGAAGTCCTTAGGACTCATAGAGATAGGCTGACCAATACTAAGGTCGGCTTCCAAAACCAGCAGTATGTGGAGGACACTACTGCTTGGCTATAGTTGTACAGTTTCCCCATTAGTCCTCCAGCTAACGCTGTGGTTTAGGGTGACATACGTGTTTCGGGAAAAAGAAGCTACAGGAACCTATTTTAACGAATGAATGATGGATTGTGTTAATCCAATATAAGAGGATATGAAATGACAGACCCCCAAGGATATAAAGAAGAAGTAACAGATGATGAGCTGATGAACATCATTAACTCGGAAGTAACTAACTCGCAAGGTAACTTCCTTGATTCCTCTGAACTTTCAGATGAACGAGAGAAAGCAACATACGAATATGCGATGCAGCCTGTAGGACATTTGACTCCACAGGGTGTATCTAAGATTGTATCCTCAGATACCGTTGAGGCTATCGAGGGGTACTCTGCAGTTCTATCCGAACTGTTGTTAGATAATAAAAAACTAGCAAAGTTTATACCATGCAACTCTACACCTAAAGGTGTTCACGATGCTCGCAGAGCGTCTGACCTTGTTAACTACTGTATCTTTAAAAAGAACAGCGGTTGGGGTTTGATTAATACTTGGATGAAAGCAGCTTTACTGTGGAAGAATGCTGCAGTAGCTTGGGAGTATGTTGAAGACTTCGAGCTAAGCTTTGATGAGTATGAAGAGATTACCCCTGAGGCCCTTGACATTCTACTAGCTGATGCTGAAGTAGAAGTAGTTGGTGACCTCTACATGGATGAGACTGGTGTGTATAAAGAAGTACGTGTAAAGCGTACCCACAATAAGAGTGGTGTAAAGATTCGTAACATCCAGCCTGAGTCTTTCCTTATTAACCAAGGGGCTTCTTCTATTCAAGATGCATCCTTCGTTGGTATACAGGAAGATATGACTCGATCTGAGATCCGTAAGATGTACCCAGACTTTGCAGATGATATTGACTGGGAATCTACAGATGATCGTTACACCTTTATGTCTGCTATAAATACTGAGAAAGCAGCCCGTAGGACCTCTGTGGGTCTGTCTAACCTTTCACACAACCAAAGCCAAACAACCGAAGCTAACATGATAGCTAGTGTTGTTGAGTGCTGGTTACGTGTTGATCGTGATGGTGACGGTATTGCTGAGCTTAAAAGATTTATTACTGTGGGCGATAACATTCTGTTTGAAGAAGATGTTGAGTCGGTTCAAGTGTGTGAGCTAAAGCCTTTTGACATCCCACATGAGTGGGCTGGTCTGTCTATGGCTGACATGACTCGACCTTCAACCCTAGCGTCTACAGCTATCCTTCGTGGTTTTGTTGAGAATACTTACTTAACTAACTACTCACCGAAGCTAGCTGATCCTAATGTTGTAGACTTCTCTGCTTTGCAGAATATGAAACCAAAACAAATTGTACCTACTAATGGTAACCCAGCTCTTGCTGTGCAGAACATGCCACCAGAAGCTATGTCCACAGGTACAGTGCCTCTGCTTGAGTTCTTGCAGAAGCATAAGGAACAGGCTAACGGGCTTTCAAAAGCAGCCCAAGGTCTAAACGATACTCTCTATGTGTCTGGTAACTCAGAGCAGAAAGTGTCATCTGTGCAATCCGCAGCACAAACACGTATTCAACATATCGCCAGAAGATTTATGGAGACAGGCTTAGCCGATCTCTGTGAAGGTGTGTATAAGACGATGATTAAAGAAATGCGTGGGCAGGAAATAGGGTACTATGATCGTAATGATTTCTACTCTACCATTGATCTTAAGACACTACCAGATGCTATGATGCTTAAAGTAGAAGCAGATGTTGGTGATTCAAGCAATGCAACTGTAATGAAGAAGATGCAAATGATTGGTGAGCAAGTGCTACCCGGTCTGGTTAAGGTTGGTTTCCAAGGGGCAGTGAACCCCACAGCACCAGCTACTATTGCATTTAAAACCATTGAGGCTTTAGGTGAAGACCCGTTAGACTACATAGTAGACTACACTTCCGAAGAGTATAAAAAGTCAGCAATGGAAGGCAAACAACAAGAGGCTAAGGCAGCTGAGATGAAGAAAGCTATGGAAGAGCAAACCATCCAAACTAAGATGGCACTCGACCAAGCAAACGTCGATTACACTAATGTGCAATCTCA